TTAAATTTTATAAAAATAACACAATACAAAATAGTGGTACAGCAGCATTTACGGGTATTACAGGAGATGTAGCACCGTGGATGTCTAGTTATAATAATACTATGGTAGCCAATTTTGGTCAAGATTCCTCATTCGCTGGTAACAAGACAGCACAAGGCAATCAAGATGGTAATAACATAGGTGACTTCTTTTACGCACCACCTACAGGCTTCTTAGCTTTATGTACATCTAACTTACCTGCTGTAGCTGTTGTACCTAGTGAGAATTTTAATGTTGTTACTTATACTGGTACTGGTAGTAGCAACACGCAAAATGCTGATGGCATTACAGGTGGTGTTGATTTTTTATGGACTAAATGTAGAAGCCACGCTAAAGACCACATATTAGTTAATGATATTATAGGTGGTAATACTAACTTATCTACTAATACCACAACTGGTGACAACACTAATGCTAATAGAAGTATAACTTTAGCTGATTCATCATTTACTTTAAACTCAAATAGTGGGCATTTAAATGAAGCTAATAAGACTTATGTGTCTTGGCTGTGGAAAGCTGGTGGTAATGGTACTGCTGTGCCTGAATCAGGTTCAGGTAATAATTGTGTAAATGCTAGTACACATTCTGCAAATGCAGATGCTGGATTTTCTATAGTTAAATATGTTGGTAGAAAAGATGAACTATCTAATGGTCAACACTCAAAAGTAACCCACGGTATGGGTTCAAATAGACCAGAATTAATAATTATTAAAAATAGAGATGCTACTGATGATTGGATGGTTATTGGAGATGCTTTAAATACTTCTTCTGACTGGGACCATAGACATTTAAACTTAAATAATACCGCTGCTATAAGTGGTAGTGATTACACAGGTTCAACCGTTTCAAACTCTACGTACTTTTTTATTAGTAATGCAGATTCAGTTAATACTACAGATGAAAAGTTTATAGCTTATTGTTTTGCTTCTGTAGAAGGCTACTCTAAGGTTGGCACATATAAAGGAAATGGTAATGCTGATGGCACATTTGTGTATACAGGGTTTAGACCAGCATGGGTTCTTATTAAACCAACAAGTCGTACTGGTAATTGGATGATTGCAAATAATAAATCAAGTCCTAGTAATGTTGTTGACAAAGTTATATTTGCTAATACTTCTGCAGGAGAATATACAGACCCAAATGCGGACTGTAAAAAAGATTTTCTTTCAAATGGTTTCAAGATATACACTACAGATGACAACACTAATGAAAACAATGCAACATACGTTTACATAGCATTTGCAGAAACACCCTTTAAGTTTAGTAATGCTAGGTGATAACAATTAACAGGAGTAAATAATGTGGTACTTTAATTCAGAAACAATCAAACATCCTAAGACTATGGTGATAAGTGATGTCACATATCCCAAGACAATCTTTAGGGATAGCTTAACACTTACCTCACTAGGAATTAAACCTATGAGAATAGTAACAGTTGATAGTCGTTACTACTGGGATGGTGCTTATACAGTAGATGCTAGTGGTGCTGAAGTGGTAGGAACTTATGCTGGCACTGACAGAGATGTAGCTACGCTTAAAGCTGGTATGTTATCTAAGGCTAACTCAGCAGCAGCCAGTAGACACGCAGTAATAGATTGGTATTGGTCAAGAGCAGCTAAAGGCGGTACAGCAGTACCCAGCAATGTAGCTACTTACGCTACAGCTTTGTATAGCGAACACGAAACAATTAAAACTGCTATTAATGCAATAACAGATTTAGCTGGTGTGATAGCTTATGAAAATAAACCTCACACAGAAACTAGAAAGGTTAAGCATACCGCTGAAGATGGTACAGAAACATACGGACCAGAAACAACAACACACACTAGAGAGATTGATTTATGTACTCACTTTAGTGTCAACCCAACAGATGCAGTTGACCCTGCGTTTGTATCTTTAACACAAAACTAAGGAGAAATAAAATGGCTAAAAAACAAAAAGAACAGTCTATAACAATTGATGGTAAAGACTATAAAGAATCAGATTTTACAATTGAACAAGTCAATATGATTAATCATGTATCTGATTTAGATAGAAAATTACAATCAGCTATGTTTAACCTAGAGCAACTACAAATGGGTAGGGATTCATATATGGCTAAGCTTACTGAATCATTACAAACTAAGGAGAAGGCAGCATGATGAAGAAAAAGAAACCAGTTAAAAAGAAAGTTACTAGACCTAGTAGAAGAGGTTACTAATGGCTTTAACTGCTAAACAAAAATCTACCATGGCTAAGCATAAGGAACACCACACTGCTAAGCACATGAAAGAGATGAGGAAACTTATGAATCAAGGCAAAAGTTTTACTGCCTCACATAAGATAGCAATGAAAAAGGTAGGCAAGTAATGGCAGTAACCTACAGAGGTGAAACATTCTCAGGCTATAATAAACCTAAGGCTTCCTCTAAAGGAAAGAAATCTCATGTAGTCCTTATCAAAGATGGTGGTAAGGACCGCATGATTAGGTTTGGAGAGAAGGGTGCTTCTACAGCAGGCAAGCCAAAGGCTGGTGAGTCAGCTGCTATGAAAGCAAAACGTAAATCATTTAAAGCACGTCATGGTAAAAACATAGCTAAGGGTAAAACCAGTGCTGCTTACTGGGCAAACAAGGTTAAATGGTAATGACTAAAGGATTAGCTATACTTACTGGTTGTGTTTTACTTGCTTTCTTAGTAACCATATGGATAGGTGCTAATGCTTTAAGGTGTACACCACCTTGTATTTAAATGACGGAAGTAGAAAGAAGTACACAAAGATGGAGATGGACAGCTCTAGTATTATATTTAGTAATTTGTTTTTATGATTTCTTGTTTGTACCAGTCTGGTATGGAATCAATAGACCAGACATTAGTGCTTTCATGGAAGTTATAAACGCCACAAGTGAACCAATGGTTCAAATGGAGCTTATGAAAAAGCTTACAGGACAACACAATCCCTTTACTCTTATGGGTGGAGGACTTTTTCATCTAGCCTTTGGTGCTATATTAACAGGCAGTGCAGTAGGACTTAATAAATAAAATGATAATGAAAACAATAATATTAATATCGGTGTTAACAATAGCTGGGTGTTCAGTTTTTCCTAACACTACTTCTATAAGTGCTACTACAAAAGCTACAAGTGATGCAGTACCTACAGTTAAATTTCAACAAAATTTTAAGTGGAGTAGATAATGGATGGAATGAAAATGCCTTTAGCTTTAATCATGGCTATAGCTGTACAAGCAGGTGGTATGCTTTGGTATGTCAGTAAGATTGATAGCAAAGTAGAAATTATGTATTCTAAATATGAGCAGTCTAATCAAGAAGAAGTATTAAAAAATCAAATAATGATGCAGATTGATTTGTCTAATGTTGTTGAAGGCATGGCAATAGGTCATGAACAAATAGAACAACTTACACAGATGGTTGAGGAACTAAGACAAAAGACTCAACAACTAATTAAAGCTAAGAATCAGCAAGGCAAGGCTATTAAAGCTTTAAAACAAAAAATTAATAAAAAGCCTAAGAAAAAGAAAAAAGAAAACAAGAAGGCTGCATAAATGAATGATGAATTAAATAGGATGCAATTACAACTAGACAAACATACCGGACAAATAAGTAAATTGTTTAGCAAGATTGATGACACTAACCTATGTATACAAAAGATTAATAACTCTTTATTGCAAATTAAATATGGAGTGTATGGTGCACTAGGGTGGTATGTAATTACCAATATTGGTATTATTGAAGCAATGAGGTTAATGTGATAGGATTTATAATAAATTTAGCACCAATGGAATCTTATTTACTTCTGTTGAGTTTATCATGATAGGTTTAATAACAAACATAGCTCCTATATTTATTGGTTTTATAATGAAGCTAGTTGCTATAAAGTCAAAAGCAGCTACAGACTTACAAAAACTACAGTTAGAAGCATTAAGTGCAAGAGCCGGTCAAGTAGACTCAGCAAGAAAAGCAGCAAGGAATGAGTCACCATGGGCAGCTCTTAACAGAAGAGTAATTATATTTGTACTGCTTGGTATTATAATCTTTACACAAGTAGCACCAGTATTTTTAAATGTTCCAACTGTAATACCAACAGTAATAGAAGGATTTAGTTTTTTTGGTTTAGAATTAACACCAGATAAAATAGAGTATATAACTGTAGAAGGACTGTTAAAGCTAGATTCTGTTTTTCAGTGGACTACAATTATTATAGAGTTTTACTTCGGAGCACAATTAGCTAAAGGATAAATATGACATACAGACAAATTATAAATTCAGTGTTACGTAGATTAAGAGAGGACAGCATAGCTGCTAATTGGTCAGGTGAGTTAATAGATGCCTCAGGACCATCAGATTACCAAGTAATGATTGGTGATTTTGTTAATGAGATTAAAAGAGAAGTAGAAGATGCTTGGGATTGGACATCATTAAGAACTTTAATAACAGTAAATACTGTAAACAATACAAAGAGTTATGCTCTAGCTGGTTCAACTCAACGCAGTAGGATGCTTTCAGTGCAAGTTCAAAATCAAGGAAACATGTTACAGTCTGTTCCTGATTCTTGGATTAGGTCAACTAATTATCCAAATGGAAATACATCAGGTCCTCCTAGTTACTATTCTATTAATTCTGTTGCTAACGGAATACTACAAGCACAGATATATCCTACTCCAAATGCAGTTTACAATGTTGATTTCTATATGGTAGACCCACAAGATGATTTAACAAATGCTACAACAGTCTTGACATGTCCAGAGTTTCCTGTTATAATGGGGGTATGGGCGAGAGCTATAGCAGAGAGAGGAGAGGACGGAGGTTCTCTATCAGACATGGCACAATTTCAATATCAACAAGCATTATCAGATGCTATTCAACAAGACGTAGGCAGACATTCAAGTGAGGTAGTTTGGTATGGCAGCTAAGCCTCTACAGCCACTTGTACTAGACTCTATAGGTATCTATGGATTAAACAGGCAGTCGTCTGCTGCAAGTTTACCACCGCAATATTTAACTACAGCTAACAATATTATGTTAGATGAGAAAGGTAGACTTACTACTAGACAAGGCATACAACAGATTACTAATCTTGTGTCTAGCAGTGCTACTAGTAATACTTTAATTGTTAAATCATTAGGTGAGTATCAATCTGCTACTGGTGCTAAAACTATATTTGCTGGAGCTGGGGCTAACATCTATAAGATGAATACAGCAACTACTCCTTACACGTTAACTGCTCAATCATTTTCTGGTGGTACTACTAAATCAGATGGTAACTGGCAATTTACAAACTTTAATAATAATTTCTATGGTGCTCAACAAGGTAACAAACCTGTAAATTTTAATGGTACTACTTGGTTAGACTTAGAAGATGTAAGTGGATATGCAAAACCTAGTTCAGTAACTACATTTACACCTAGTTGTTTACTTGGTGACTTTGGTAGGCTATGGGCAGCTGATGTTGGTGAGAATAGAAACGTTGTTTATTATTCTGATTTACTTATTGGACATAAGTTTCAAGGTGGCGGTGCAGGATTTTTAGATTTAAGAAATGTATGGTCAGGTGATGTAATTACAGCAATGGCTTCCTTTATGGGTAAGCTTGTTATCTTTGGTAAGAATAACATTGTTATTTTTAGAGGACCTTGGGATGTTAATGTAACTCAAGATGGTGGAGTCTTTTCATTAGATGAGGTTATTGAAGGTGTTGGTTGTGTAGCTAGAGATTCAGTACAGCTTATTGGTGATGACATTGTATTTTTAAGTGCATCAGGTGTGCGTTCATTAGGTCGTACAATACAGCAAGATACAATGCCATTGACAGATTTAAGCCTAGCAGTTAAAGATGAAATAAGAACAAACATTCTTACAAGTAACTTGTCATCTGTTAAAGCACAATATGATTTATCAACTGGTTCTTACATACTTGGTTTTCCTGATAGAAATATTGTTTATGTTTTTGATTTTAAATCATCAACGCCTGATGGAGCTCCACGTATAACTACTTGGAACTTTGAAAGTAAGAAAAACCCTAAGTCTTTTTTATCTACAGATGAATTTTTATATTGTGGATTAGGAGCTGGTACTTATGCAGGAAGGGTCGCTACTTATAGTGGTTACTTTGACATAGAAAAAACAATACTTGCTAATGTAAACCAAGCTACTTGTGTAAATGCAGGTAACACATGGGATTCAACAGGTAGCGGAACTTGTTGGGTAGATTCAGATATTACATATCAAGCAGATTTTAAAACTACTTGGTTAGATTTTGAACAACCAGGAATTTCTAAATTCTTAAAAAGATTCTTAGCTATATGGTCCGGTGGTAAGAACATGGATATAACTCTTAACTGGTATAGAGATTATAATGTTGCACCTAGCTCTGCTAACTTTTCATTAGACCCTGCAACTGGAGGAGTTACTTCTCTTTGGGGAGCAGGAAAATATGCAGCTGCTAAATATGCTCCTGCTTTTCAACCGGCTGAGTATAAAGTTTCTTTATCAAAAGCAGCTAAGGTTGTTAGATTTGAAGTAATACAAACAGTAAAGGGATTTAAAGCCTCTTTACAGAATATGACAATTTTAGCAAAACAAGGGAAAATAAGATGAGTAATTATAATTTACAAATAGCTTGGTCAGGTAAGGATTCTTTAAACGATAACGACCCAGACAAAGTAGTTAGTGGTGGTGATTTTAATACAGAGTTTCTTGCGGTTAAAACTGCTGTTAACTCTAAAGCTGATTTAGCTGGTAGTGCATCACAAGCATTTAGTGCTACTACAGCTAATGCAGGAACAAATACCACACAAGTTGCAACAACTGCTTTTGTTACAGGAGCAGCATATGCTCCACTAGCAAGCCCTACTTTTACTGGAGTACCTAAAGCACCAACAGCAAGTGTAGCAACAGATACAACACAACTAGCAACAACAGCTTTTGTACAAGATAATAAAATTGCTGCATCAGCTAGTGTACTTGGCTTAGTTAAAGCCTCGTTATCTGGAACAACATTAACTATTGCAACTTCATAATGCCTATAATTTTTAATGGTACTACTTTAAATTGGTATACTCATACAGTAGTATTCAATGGTACTACTGTTAGTTCACCTACTGCAACAGGTTTAGTTAAGTTTGGAACTACGGATGTATTTGGTGTTAGTAACTTTTCACCAGAAACAACCTTGTTTAATTTTGTTATGAAACCAGATTCATCATTTTTAGAAAACGCTATTAACACTATGTTAGGAACAGCTGAATATGCTATTGCTATTAAGTCTTATTATTATAGTGATGGTCCGGGGGTAGACACAAGAATTTACCTTACATTAAGAAAAGGTTATCGTATGGTTACAAGTGATGGTACTTTTACTGGTAATGATTCATCTAACTTTTTTTTATATGAAGGTGAATCAGTAACAGGTGCAAACACTTCACACAATGGCGACACAAGTTGTTCACTTAGAAGAGACAATGGAATTTAATATGACAAACAAATTAATTAGGAGATAGTAAAATGGCATGGGCACAATTAGCAGCAAGCGTATTAGGTGGCATATACGCTAACAGGCAGGCAAAAAAAGCACAGAACTCAGCTAATCAACAAGCTGACTTTGCTTACAATGAAAGTAGACCACAAAATTATCAAGGAATGTTTGGTGGTTATAATACTGAATCAGGTGAGTATCTTAATGAAGGTATGCAGGGTCGTATGGATGCCTACATGAATAGGGCAGATGCAACTGGAGCTCAAATTGGAGACTACAGTCCTGAGGAATATGCACAGAACATGTATGACATGGACTTACAAATGCTCAATCCCGAACTAGAACAACAGTCTCTTAATAATGAATCAAGGTTATTATCACAGGGTAGACTAGGTTCTACTGGTGGTGCTGGTCAAACACAAGGTTTAATGCAAGCACAGAACATGACAAGACTTGGGCTACGTAGAGACTCATACAATAAATCACAGATGCAGTTAGATAACATGAGACGTAGACAGCAAGAAGATATGGGTTATGGTATAAGCATAGGTGGTTTAGCTTCTGGCTACGGTGCACAGTCTTTAAATTTTGCTAATCAACGAGGACAGAACGCTTGGAACTCAGCCAACATGAAGTCAGGTGCTGCACTAGGAAGAGCAGGTGCTAATTCTATGTTTGCTGCTAATGCTGTACAAGGTTTTAATGGCCAGAAAGGAATGGATAAACAATTAGGTAGCATGTGGAATAGGTACTTTCCACAATCAACTGCAACCAGTGGTCTAGGTACAAACATGAATGACAACAATATATATTAAGGAATAATTATGGCAACACAAGGAATGTTTGGAAATCAATATCAACAAGCAGTAGATGATGAAGCTGCTTTAAGAAAACAATCAAACAACAGTGGTGGACTTACTGGTTGGGCAGCAATTACTCAGGCTATGGGCCAAATGGGTGGTGAATTAGGTTATCAAGGTGGGCAAGCTCTTGGTGGACAAACACCAGCTCAAGTAGAACAAGCTAACTTCCAAGCTGTGATGGATAGTGTTCCTGATTTTGACCCTACTAAGCCTTCAAGCCTTAATGAAATGGCAGCAGCTTATTGGCAAGGTGGCTTCTATGATGAAGGTATGGCCATGATGACTCAATCTCAACAAATACAAAGTAACTTAGCTCAAAGAGATTTATGGAGGTCACAAGCTTTTGAGAATAGACAAGATGACCCTACAAAAGACACAAGACCTACAAACAAAAAGGATTATGATTCTTTAATTTCTACAGGTGACTTTATGGTAGATGGTGCTGATGGAGCAATGAGAGAAGGAACATATTTAGAATACTTAGATAGAAATCAAAGTGAATTAACTACTGATGAAAAACATTATAGAAGATTGTCAGAAGGTGAGACTTATGATTTAAGTTTTCAAGAGTTCTTAGATAATAAAGCTAGTGGTGGAAGAACTGCTTCACAAAAAGAATACGCACAAGAAAAAGCAGAAGGATATGAAGGTGACTTTGGTTCTTGGTTAGATATGGATGCAAATAGAAAGCTTGGTAAGTCAGAAAGTTTTGC